ATTTCATCTCACTCGCTTCCTGCTTAGACCATCCGCACCGCTCTAGAAGTCCGGCTTGTTTTAGTGTGCATTTATCATCGTGCCAGCGTTCAATAATCGCGTGGCATAATTGAGAGCCTTGCGCATAATCGTATTTGGCCGGGTCGAGTCCGGCTTTGCGTAAAACATTCGACTGGCCTTCGCTCAATGCTTTTCCTTCATGCCATCCGCGAACCTTGGCGGGTTTAATTTGCAGGATGTCGAACGGGTCGATGCTCTGCGTTTTGTAAGTCGCCTTGGCGGTCAGATTAGCTTTGCGGCGTTCGGCTTCGAGCCGTTTCTTTTTCATTTCCTCGATACGTTCCTCTTCGTCTTCGAGTTGCTCAGCTATCCGAACCGGCATTCCTTGTTTCCGTGCAAAGAGTTTTGTAGCTTCGATGGCTTCGTCTGAAGCATTCCCGCCGAGGATGTCGGCAGTTGACATGAGCTTGTGCTTGCCGCTATTGCCGACAAAATCAATAATCAGGCAGGCAGGCTTGCTGCTACAGGCTATTGTGGCGCGTCGTAAAGGGGCCGCCAAGGAGTTATTAAGCCTCGGCACTATACTTTCTAAGGGTCTCATTCCTCGGCCTGCCATCTGCGCGTAGAGTGAGCGGGACTTTGTCGGCCTGGCCATTGCGATTACGGCCACACCTGAGTCGTCGAAGCCTTCCGTAAACACGCCACAATTCCAAAGCCATTGAATATCTCCGCGCGCAAAGTCAGAGACGATTTTCTTCCGCTCATCCTTGTCTGTTCCTGCGCAGACAAAGGCTGACATTCCCGGACGATGCCGGTTGAAGATTTCAGAAAGCATTTGTGCATGATGAACCGATGCGGCGAATCCTATTCCACGCCGGTCTCCGATTATATCAATCGTAGAACTTGCAACGCCGTGCAGCGGCTTCTCGGCGGTCATCACGGCATCCAGGTCGGCCTGATTCAAGTCTCCGGCAGTGGTGCGGACTTTTCCAAAATCCAGACTTTCAACAGAAACCATTTGTTGGTCTATCGGAGTCAACCATCCATCCTTAATTGCATCCAGGATTTCATAATTGAAAGCGACTGAGCCAAATACTTGTCCGAGAGCCTCTTCGTCCGACCTGTCCGGCGTGGCAGTTACTCCGAGCACGACCAGGTCAGGGTTTTGCATATAGTAATCTATCACGCGCCGATACGATTGAGAGGTGGCATGGTGCGCTTCGTCAACGATTAACACCCCGAAATCCTTCGGGTCAAACTTACCCATTCGCCCGCCACCATCTCCGCCCGCGCAATGAGTCTGGATAGTCGAGACGATGACTTGGGACTTCGGGTGGAATAAATCCCGGTCAACTGATGCCTTATATTCACCCATCTCAACATCAACCTTAAATCCGGCTACGCGTTGGATTTTATCCCGAGCCTGCCAGATAAGCTCATGTCTGTGCGCTAACACCATTGCGCGCTTCGGAAACTTGGCTCGGATAAGTGAAGCGAACACTATTGTCTTGCCGCAGCCCGTTGGCATTACTCCGAGCTGGGTCCGCTCACCGGCCTTCCACCCATCCAGAGTGGATTGTTGCGCAGTAAGTTGATACTGTCGAAGTTTCATTATCGTTTTTCCAAAATCAGGCTTGTTGCCGCAAAATTAACTTCGCCAGAAACGCGCATAGAAAAATCCTTATGCATCCGAAGTTCGCCTGAGCGATGTTGTAAGTCGATAAGCCTTTCGCTTGGCCATGTTTCCAAATCGGCAAGCTGGTTATGAAATAAAACAAGGAATTGGGTTTGGACTTTTATGATTTCGGATTCAATCATAACTCGATATTATGCTTTTTCGCAAACTGTTGGCGGCAAATAAGTAATTGCTCATTCGGCATAGCCCCAGTTCTGGCTATCATTTCTTTTACGAATGAGCGATGAAATACCAAGTATTTCTTTTGTAATTTTAGTCTTTGGGCTTTTGGAATTTCAGAGAGTTTCATAGTTCAGAATTGTTTACCACCAGCAATAAGGCGAGCCTCGTGTTTATGGTCTTTGCGTTGAGCATTAAAGGCCATCTTAGCTAGAAATACATCATCAAGGTTTTGCTCCGGCCAGAATCCACCAAGATAATCGAGTGCACGAATAATAAGGTCAATCTGCTCTACTACAGGCATCGGGTATTGCGGAAGCTTATCGTCCATTAAACACTTCCGCTCGCCCTCAAGGCATTCACTTAGCTCTGAATGTTCAAGGGCAATTAGCTCGCCGCGGTTCCGTTTTATTGGCAGTCCGGTCGCCGGGTCTTGCCACCACTTTATATTTGCCAAGTGGACCATTTGTGAAAGTTCATTAAGGTGTGATTTCATATTATTGTTTTTGCAAAGTCCAGAATCCACATGGCATCGGCCTGGTTATCGTCCACGATTTCAACTTCTGGCCATTTCTTTTTAGCCGCCGCAATCATGTGAACTTTTTTAGCGTTGCCTTTTCTGGTGGCGTGCTTTTTGATTTCGGTTGGTGAGACGCCTTTATACTGAATGTCATTATCCTCGCACCAAAGTTTTATTACGCCTTGGAGTTCGGACTGGACGACCAATGCGCCCTGCATGTGCGGCCCCGCATTGCGCGCCGCCTCGAAGATAACCAACTCGACGCCCTGAGAGTAAAGTATCTCGTTCAGCTTTCCACGCAGGCGAATCAATCTCATCCCGGCAGATTCATCTCGGCGCATGGATAAGTCCCAAGTTCCGCATGGGCCATCCGAATGCGCCCATCCGCAATGAGTAGCCGGGTCGAGTGCGAGGATTTTCATATCGGCATCACGGCCTGGCCTTCACAGAATGGCAGGACTTCGTGGAATGGTTTTGTAATAATTTGGTAGAAGTCGAATCCATCACCATCAGACCGTTGCGAGATTCGTTGCAGCTTGAATCCGTCTTCCTCAAGCCAGAAACGGATGATGTCTTTGCCGTCATTGGTCGAGAACTTTCCGTCTTGGGATTTGGTGGCTTTCATTTCCTTCCTGTGATTTCCTTAATGTCGTTCGGGACTTTGACCTTCCAATAAAATTCGGAAACAAATCCGCGCCCACTGCACACCCCGCAGTCGGCCACCTTAGTTGTTCCATTACACTCCGGGCAGACGGCATGAGGCATGGCTGTTTGTAAATCTTCGTAAACCATTGAGAGCTTGGCTTCGTCGTCAGTAAAGTCCACTTCCGCAAAAAGATTGTCGCTGGATTCTTTGGCCTTGCGCAGGGAAGTTCTGACCTTCGATAGGTCAGTAAGCAGGGTAGCGACCTCTTCGCGCCGTTCCCAGGTTTTAGCAACCTCTTTAGGAATGGGGAGGCCGGTTTTATCCCGTCCAGAAGTTGGAACCAGTGGTTCCACTTTTGCTGATTTCCCTTTAAAAGCATTGTTTTCTCTCGGCGGTGGGCCTCGATGAATTAGACTTTTTACTAATGGTCTGGGCGGTATTAGCTTCTTTAATTGATTACTAGAAATGGGATTTTTACCGAGCGCGGCCTTAATCACGACCTGGCAGCGTAGGCTCGCCGGGATATTTGCCAAGGCTCTTGCCGACCGCTCATTTGTAATCAGGTTACGTAGATTGTCCGGAAGTTTTTCGATGACCTTTGCGCTGATAATTAAATCATCACAGTAACGGCGCGTATAGCCGATTGATTCGCAGTAGTCTGGAAATGTTGCAAAGCCTTTCGATTCGTAAAACTTTTCCTGTTTGATTTCGTTTAGCGCCATTCCTACCATATAGAATACTGCGCGGCCATTGACGCAAACTTGCTCCAATGCCTCGAACCGTTTTAGCTGTAATGGTTGAAGTTGGTTCATGATATTTTGCGGATATAAATGAATGGAGTGCCGTCAATATAATTGCAATCTCCGGCAGTATGTCCCGGCCATGGTGTTGCAAGCAACCATCCAGCCGCGGTCTTGAATCTATCGCCGTCTTTGATTACTATTCCTTTGCGCAGTTGCTTCCACTGCTTCGTTAGCTTGAATGGTTGTTGTTTTTTCATAAGTAAATTGGACCGGGTTTTTTTATTCAAGAGATACCCGGAAACTCATTACTTAACTCTGCGCGATTTACATTCGGGGCGCAGGCTTAAACTTCCAATTTCACGGCGACCTCTCCCCACTGCTGGATGGTCAGTTCGCCGTTTGCATCCGGCGCGACTTCCTCGACCGCTTCCCAGTATTGCTTGCCGAGTTCGGCCTCATCTTCGCCTTCATGCGCAGCGGCGAACGCGGTCCAGACCTCTTCCTGCGTTGAAGTGCGCGAAACGGCTCCAGTTGACTTGCGCGACGGCGGGCCAGACGACGCCGGTTTGGCTGGGGCAGATTTCTTGGCCGGCAATTCCGGTTCATCTTCCTCGACCTTGGCGGTGGGTTTCTTCGCAGCTGTTGCTGGCGCAGACTTGCCGCCAGACAGGGCTTTGAACTTCGATGCATACTTTGTGCGGATTGCCTTTGCGTCGTTGCCTTCCAGCATAGCCGGCATCTTGGACGAGCCGCCGGGTGGATTCATGAACACAATCTTGAACGTCATGACTGGCTGGGCATCGTCTCCGGGCGGAGTGTATTCCTGATGCTCGCCCACGATTTCAAACTCGTGCGCGCCGACTTCAATGTCCTGCAAGGCAAACGGGTCAATGCCGTCCCACCCAAAGATTGTTTTCAAATCCTGGATGCCACGCGCCATCAGTGTGCCATCCTGCTTGGCGAGTGTTGCTGTATGCTTGCCGCGCCAGGCCACTTCGCTTCCCATTATCTCAACGGGAATGGCCACGCAGAGCGCGCCCTTTTCGGTTTCATAGACTACCATTTGACCGGTAGTCTTGGCCGGATATGTTCCGGCGTTTGGAATGTTTCTGCTCATTTTATTTTACCTTTCGTTGTTATGTTTTGTTTGCTCTTGGCTCGCGAGCCGAGATTTTAAAATGGCCGAATTGGACGGCCCCACATATCGTATAGTGTCATAATTATTTGATGATTTGGTCCCAGGGATTCTCCTGGCCCAATTCGATGTTGAACTGTTCGTTTGTGGTGCGGGACTTGGCCATGCAGAACGGAAGTTCGGCCGTGTACATTGTGCGCGTCCCTGAACCTTGCGCTTTCTTTTCCTTCACGGCCACGTCGTAGCCGACGAATAGAACGTGGTCGCACCATTCCTTGCAGCGGAGTCGGATGGATGCCTTGCCGGATTTCGGGTCTTGGAGCCGAGGCTCATACCGAATCCAATCCTCACCATTCGGATTCGGCACGTTGCTCACGCAGTCATGCGCAACTAAGATAATGTTTCTACCTGCGCGAACATGGCGGTCAAGGTCTCCAAGGATATTTAGCCACGTATCGAATACAAACTGGAAACCTTTTCCGAATCCGTAGTCTTCAACTGAGTGGACGATGTGTCCCTTTTCATGCTTCACAGTTTTAATCGTAAAAGCCTGGCACCATTCTTCGAGTTTAGTTGCTGTGTCAATCACGATGGTCTTGATTCCATCCCATCCGTCTGATTGCAGGGCGGCGCGGACTTCTGCCCAGTTGGATGCTGGAACTAATTTCGGGATTGGAATTTCCTGAGCATTGAGTTGGGACTTCAGGATGCCGAGGGATTCGTCCGAATCAATAACTGCCACCGGACCTGGCGCAAGGCAGGCAAGCGTCGTCTTTCCGATACCGCCCGGACCATAAAGCAAGACTCGATGGCCCTTCGCAGCCGGGATTGGCGCAAAGGAAACTTTCTGTTTGCTCTGCTGGCTTGGCGGCGGAGCGGGTGGACGTGTAGGCATTTTCATATTTGTTTGTCTTTCAGTTCGCGGTATTCCTGCTTGTCCATTTCCGCTTTCCGCTTAATCAGATTACGAGTATCCCGGCGGACTCGGTTAGCGGCTTTATTGATTCGATGTTGTGGGTTCATAGTATTGGTTTCCAAGTCAGTTTAATTCGGGTTAATGAAAACGGTTCGAC